ATTCCCGATCTGCCAGCGTTCCGTCTGCCCTCCCGTGGCATCCGGGTCCTTCAGCTTTGTGACAATCACCCCTCTGGGATCCTTCCCCTGGCCGATCGCTGTCCTCACGTCTTCAAAGCGCGTAAATGCTTTAATGAGGGAGATCGTCCCCTCCCCTTTCCAGCCTGTGATTTTTGTGTCCACGTCAAACCCCATCTGGACATCCTCCCGGTTGACTGTGACCTTAGCCGTGATTTTATTCATTTCCCCGATCAAAAAACCATTGTACCAGAGCTGTGCCCATGTGCCCGAAAGTGTCCGGTTCCCCGGTATTGTTGTATTTGCCATCCTCCTGCTTCCCTCCTACATAAACATGGTGAGCTTCAAATCTTCCGCCGCATCTAAAAACTTAACGCTCCCGGTCAGAAACATCCAGCTCCCGGTATTGGCCTCCTTCAGCTCCTGCTGTGTCATATCTGTGGTGTCAATCCCCTGCTTTTCCAGATATTCCCTGTTCTGCTGGGCATCCACTTCCACATAGTTTCCGGCATTCCCATCCAGGACGGAGCCTTCCATCCGGCGGAAATAATTGTTGACAGCCCCCACAAACAACTGCTTATTGTCATAGCTGTTCACTACTTTTCCGATATAGCCCTCCTCATATGTGGAATAAATGTCATGCATGACGACATCCATACCCTCCACGATCTTGATCTTCTTTAGATCCTCCGGCTTTTTTTCAGATATTGTTGTAAGGCTGGTTACCCCCCGCCCGATCTTATACTTTTCCCCGTCAAAAACAAGGGCCAGCATGCCGGAATCTATGGCGGCATCCGGATCCTGCGGCTGGCTGGCATTGACCACTTCATCCAGCCCATAAAAAGTGCAGCTCCTTGTCAGGGGAAGCCCTGCCAGTATGCCGGCAATGCGGCAGCAGTACTGGCCTGCGCTGTACTCTTCTACCTCCTGTGTATCATCCCACTTTGCAGTTACGCTGGATGCAGCCATGTTAATGACATGCTCGCAGTCTGCAGCACAGTCTGGAAGGACTGCCTTTACCTTCTTTCCTTTCTCGTGGGACTCGTTGATAAAGGCAAGAACCGTTTCCTTCTGGCTGCTGATAAATCCGGGGTATGCCAGGTAATCGGCATCCACTGACATGATCTCATCCAGCGTCCCCTTTAAATCTGCCGTTCCGTCTTTCTTAAGCATCCGCACTGCCAAAACTTTCTGCGGCTCCCCTTTAAAAACAAGTTTAAGGGCTGTTAAACTCTCTTTTGTCCAGTCCTGCTCCCGTATATCCCGCTGCCTGCGGTAAGGGTTTAAAAACTGTTCTTCTGTATCATCCTCCAAAAGCACCGCCACCAGCCCGCGGCTTCCTGTCCGTATCGCGGCAGAGGCTTTCTGCTGGAAGCTGATCAATATTTCCGGCATTCCCATCTTTTCATTTCCTCCAATCTACCCGCAGCCACTGCGCTGCAGGCTCCAATACCTCAAAAGGCACGGTGTCTGTAAATTGTAAAATCATCTTGTAATGGCCTATATGGTCTGTAATGTCCATCTGCGCATCACAGGTGAAAAACCTATCCCCTATCCGAAAGCAGGGCTTAAATATCTCCTCCAGCCGATCCAGCATCCCGTAGATCCTGCCATTTTCCGTGATGAGCTTTTCCATGTAGGCAATATCAATTAACACGCTCTTATCACGGAAATGGCCTGCTGCCGCGTTGTTTGATGAGAGCGGCATGAGCTGGATGTGGAGCAGGGGCATATTCCCTTGCGTCTGGGTGGCATCCTCTCCTGTGATGTTGGCGATCTCCGGGATCTCGGAGCGCAGCAGGGAGATTATCCCGTTCCTAATCTCTGTTAAAGTCATCCCTTCATCGCCTTTCCCAGGTCATCTGCCATCGCCTGTAAATCATCCTTCATGTAATGGTTCTGATAGGATGCAATGCCCTGCTCCAGCATATGCCTGCCCTCCTGATAGCCCACGGTTTTCCCGCCTCTTACAATCCGGTGCCCGTTATTTACATAGGGGGCATATTCTGCATCGTTCTCAATGATGGCCTGGAGATCGCCGTCCTGCCTTTGCGTCCGGCTCCGCCATCTGCGCTTTAAGTTTCCCGTGATGTGGGGCGTGTTCCTTTTGACCTCCCGGACACATTTCTGCCCCATCTGCGCCGCCCTTTTTTCGGCAATTCCGCTTTCCCATGCATTCAGCCCCCTGTCAAAAGCCCTCTCCAGATCTTCCAGGCTCTTCATGCTCATGTCACCGCCTCCGGGTCAAAGGGAGTCTCCCCATGGCTGATATAGGCAAAGGTCCTGCCGGTCCTGCCCGAAAAGCTCTGCCCGGCCTGGGTGGTTATGGCCGCCCGGTCATTATCCTTAAGGAATATCCCCGGAGGCGTAAAGATCACCGCACCCATCTGCTTCTCGCCATGAAATTCTTTCCGCTGCGGCACATCCATGCTGCCCAGGCTGAGGGCGCAGATCACATTTTCATAGACCGGGATTTCCACCTCCCGGCTCTCCTTCGTCTCAGGATTTACCCGCATTTCCTTCCGGTACACGCTCATGCGGTCCCGGAACGTCCTTGCCAGTATTTCTGCTTCCTTTTTTCCTGCCATCTTTGTTCACCGCCTTTTGTGGCTTCTTATATTTCAGGTCTTCAAACCTCATGCTCTGCTTTCCTCCTTAACCCACACGGAAACGCCGGAACTTGCAGCAGATGTCCCTCTGCTCCTGTGTCATGGAATCCTGCGTTATCACAGCCGAATAAGTGATCTGGGTGTCTCCGCGCCTGACTGCCGCCACATGGTCCCCGTTTTCCCTGTCAAAGGCAGAAAATACCATCTGGCGGGCAACATATTCAAGCTGGTAGGGGAACACGCTCCTGTTGCAGAAAAGGGTAACCGCCATCACCGCATCCTCCAGCATCTGGATGAGGACGGCATCATTCGCCGTCTCATCCACCGGGATCCCGATGCGGGCCTTTACCTTCTCCAGCATCTGCAAAAGGTCAGGCATTCCCATCACCGCCGTCCCCTTTCCCATCGCTTCCGGGCTGGCCGCCGGACGCTTTTTCTCCCTGGTCTCTGCCGGGCTTTTTCCCTTTCACCGGCTTAAACCCCTTCTCCGTCAGCTTCTTTTTCTGCTCTTCTGACGTGGCATACTTCACCACATTGAGCCGTTTCATCATTTCCTTCATCCTGATTTATTCCTCCTCATTTACCCAGCACTTCTTGTATCTGTTCGCCGGCACCCACACCTCATGATACCTGCGGTATCCGATAAACCACGCATCCGCTTTCTGGTATGTATCCGGGTTAATGATCTTCATCTTATCCTGCTTCGTCACCGCAATGGGGACGTTCTGGGGGGTGATGATCCAGTTGATCCCTTTGGACCCCTCTGCCGGCGCAAAGCCGCCCTCTTTCTCCCCGTCTGTTTTACCATCCTTAAAGACATAGGCGGTCTTCATGCGGGAAGACGGCACCGGCTTAAGGAAGCAGTTGTTAAATTCCTTTATCCTGGTATTGATGACCCCCGCCTTAAATTCCGCCACGTTCAGGATCTTAGTGAACTTTTCATTCAGCTCCAGCATAGTCTTGGCTTTCTGCGCAATCGTGACTACAAGCGGGGTCTCCTCCCCGATCTCATCCCGGATCTTGGCAATGTCCTCCTGCAGCTTATCCCATATGCCTGCTGCCTCCGCAGTATAGGCGGTGCTCCTGCCTGCCTCCTTTAACAGTGCATATATCCTGCTGTAGCGGTAAGCATCTATTTCCGGAAGGACATGCTCTTTCTGGAATGTGTTGCAGACGGAGGTCGCATTGACAATAAAATTTGTCTCATTGACATCCATCGCATCCAGCTGGAAAGACGTCCCGCGGTCCATGGTCATTTCATACTCTTTAAAAGAGAGCGTTACGGATCCGTCCGGATAGCCGTCATCCCTGTCGTAGTCTTTCAGGCCTGTGGTGGACATTTCCGGCATCCTGATTTTATTGCCCCCGTTATACACTACCTGGGAGGCATTGGCATCCATCCAGCCAGATGTCAGCCCGAGTACTGCGCTGGCGTCCAGCGCTTTTTGAAGCTGTGTTGCGTATACAAGTGTGTTTAATGGCATCTCTTTTCCCTCCTGTCATCTATACCATATATTTTGCAATCTCCGCCGCCATCGCTTCCGCCTCGCTGGGCGTCCCTGCGCCACTGCCTGCAGGAGGCGTCTTCCCGGCAAGCCTTTTCTCCACCTGTGCCTGTACTGCGGCATCAAACTGCTTTTTAAATGCATCCGCATTGGCCTTTGTCTCCTCCAGGTCCTTCCCCACCAGCATGTCTAAAAACTCTTCCGGAACTTCCTTTGCAGAAAGGACTTCCCTGGCATCCGCTTTCAGTTCCCGCAGGGCAATCTCCGCTTCCCTCTGCTCCAGCCGTTTCTGAGCCTGCTCCTTTTCATAGGCGGCCTTGCCGCTTTCATCCATTC